CGGGCAATCTATCTTCCAGAGCATAAATCCCGCATTTAACCTTTTTGCTGGCTTTGTAAATGATGTTAGTGGCTAATGCTGTTTTTCCTGTGTTATGATGAAATAATCCGCAAGCCCAATAATTCTCATATTTGGGTACATGAAAGTCATAATAGATTTCTTCCCCTTGCGGTTTCACCGCCCATTTGCTATAATTAAAGTATTTATTATTAACTTTGAAATATGGCAAACCCAGAAAATTTTGGCAAATACTTAAAAACTTGGTCAGCGGAGCAAATAAACACTTGCATCTCCTTACACAAGCAAGGTATGAGCAAGAAAAAAATTTGTGAAATAATGGAAGTTTCGGAAAAAAGCGTGAAAAAATATCTTGTGCTAAATGGTTACTCAATTCGGAGTAAATCATTTTATTCTTTAGGCAAAAGCAATCCTGCGTGGAAGGGCGGTCGGCACAAAGACAAAGACGGTTATATTCTAGTTTATTCTCCGGAACATCCTTTTCGCAATCGCCACAATTTAGTTCGTGAGCATAGACTTGTAATGGAAAAACATTTAAACAGATTTCTTTTGCCCACTGAAGTAGTTGACCATATAAATGGAATAAAAGACGACAACAAGATTGAGAACTTGCGTCTTTTCGAGAAAAATTCCGAACATTTGAAACACACCCTAAAAGGGAAGTGTCCGAAATGGTCGGCAAAAGGACGGAAGAACATTCTGCGAGCGAATTTACAGAAACAAATTGTTGCCCGTTCAAAACGCGATGCTTCCCTGTAGTGATAATTTTATTTATTCCATCTGAAAGTTCAAACATTTCCGCCTTACAAAACTGTCTTGGGCTTTCTGCTTTTGTAACAATTACTTTTCCTTTTTTATCTAGGGCAAATACATTAAAATCTTTCCCCAAACAATATCTTTCTTTTATTGTTAAAATTGTTTTGTCTGTAGGGTCAAAAATAGGTGTATCTGGGTGAAGACAACCGGTCTCTCCACCAAGAACTATCAACTCTGACGGAAATATACCAACTAACTTTTCGTCAAGCCAGCTATACCCGAAAGAAATAACATTGTCTGGATTTGTATTTATCAATTCAGAATACCCAAGTTCAACTACATCAGTCATTGTTACAAATTCAACTCCATTTTTCTTTTCCTCGGTAATAGATCTTGCTGACTGCTTAACCAATTGCTTATAATCCAAACTGTATTCTTTGCAAATCCATTTATACGCATCGCTATAAGTAATATTCAGTATTTCCGCTATTGCCGTAATTCTGTTGCCTTTGAATGGTTCATGCGAAGACGAAGCCAAATAATCGCGATTACCTTGTCTGCCAAGAAATGTTCCTGTTGTTTTTCCTATTGGGTCAATGAGATGTCCACTAACGTCAAATGTTACAGGACGACCAATTGAAGAAAAAGCACGCATAACCATTTCCTTGAAATCCAATCGTTCAATCTCCCTAAATACAGGATTGTCTCCTGTATGCTCCGGGATTCCCGGTAAAACTTTCAATTCCTTGAACGGAAAAATTATCTCGAGGCCGGCTAAATTATATTTTTTAACGGATTGATAAATCACTTCGCAAGCGTACGGCTCCTCTTTCATGTGGTCATAACCTGGTACTCTTAAAATCCTAGAAATGTCATAGACGTTGTCCGCCTTACAACCGTGCTGTTTACTCCACGCCACAAGCCCTTTTAATACTCGCACATATCTTTCTTTGTTTTCTGTAGTAGGTTCTCCGGCTACTAGTTCCCATAATGGCTGTAATCCGTTAGACGTATCAATTACCATTGTCGGCTCGCACTTGGCTATAATTTCCTTGAGTAGTGCCTGCTTTTTAGCTTGGCGTTCTTCTCGAGTTTGGCCGTCTCCGGCTTTACCAATATCAAGGTCGCCGTAAACATAGCGTAACCTAGTGCAATTCTCAGTCTTGCGATCGCCCGCAAATTCGTTGACGGAAAAGTACACACCCCAACCTTGAGCATTAAGCGTTTTAAATTCTTGTTCGTTTTTGTTTAGATAAGTTTTTGCGCCCGGAACTTTCTTGGTGTCATCTAGCAAGCAGTAGATGGTTCCCATAGATTTTTACTTGTTTACAAATTTTAAATATCCGTTCTTTTGAGTTATAAAGTCAAACATTGAAAACCGGTGATGGCAATAATCGTTAAGAGGATTTCTATTGGCAATTTCTAAAATATACGCACGTACCGCACGCTCCCATTCTTCTTGAGAAGGAACTTGTTTATCCCACATTTTTGCCAGACTTGTTGTTTCTTTCCTGCATTGTGGCAAGAGTTTTTTTATGGCGGTATTGTTTATTGGATTTCCATTTGCGGGGTTCCATGCTTGTCTGGCATTCCAGTATTCAATTCCTAATCCCAAAGAGTATTCATTCTTACATTCTTTACATTCTTTACATTCTTGTATGTGGTTGCTGGCTGGTTGCTGGCTGGTTGTTTGTTGGTTGTTTTGCTGGTTGTTTGCTTGGTAGCTATCCCAGTTTGTTATCTTAATTAAGCTAAATTTGTTAGTTGTTTTGCTGGTTATTCTGCTGGTTGATTTTAGGTATGTAATACAATTTCTGTACTTCTGAGCTGATATGTGGTGTAACTCTTTTAATGCTTCGGTTCTACCCGTTATAAATTCCCCGGGGAGGATTTCGATGTCCTCTCCGTTAAAGGGAAATTTGTGTGGTTCGTGGTTCGCTTTTAAAAGACACCAACTCCAGACATACCAGATATTGGGGTTTTCGAAAACTGAACTGTTCATAGATTTTCGGTACAAACGTACCCAGCCTGTTGACATAACAAAAAATTCTCAGGAGCTTACAATGTATCCACACCTATGACAGGTGCTACCGATTTTACGGTATCATTGCAAGCTCTTGAGAACTTTGTTATCGTCATATTTTGGATATTTACTATTTCATTATACACTCCGCCACAAATCTTGTCTACTAGGAAGTTATCCACACCTGTGTATTGTTGTATAATAATAGATGCTGTATAATGTAATCAGACAAGAGCAATGGCCACGCACAACATACTTGCACTCTTAACGAGAGCAGGAAAGCGAGGTTGGGTGCCGTGTTCCGCTCTATCTACAACTATCGGCCTCGCTTCGTAAAATATGATTGCAACATATTTTCATCAAAACGACTAACTCTTTACGGAGTTTTTTTTGTATATGGACGACTACGACAAAGCCAAGCGCCAAGCTGACGATAAGCTCCCGAGGAGTGTCAATCTTGCTGATTTATTAAGTTCTGAAGACATAAAAAAATTAAAAGAGGCCGGGTATCAAGTGCCCGGGTATTGAACAATATGCCATTAAATCTTAAGAAGCGGTATAGAATGTGGAAGCAGAATACGGCAGATGAGAAAAATTATTATAAGAATTTGATGCGGTATTATCCGGCTATTCCGATGACTAAAGATAATTACAATCAAGTGTCTAAACAAATTAAATCCTCGATAAAAGCCGGAAAGGGTGGAGAGTGGGGTATTCTTAAGCAAGCTCTTCAAGCAAAACACGAACAGTATTTGTCGGATTCAAATTACACGGGATACTTTAAAGACCAACTAAGTAAAATCAAGTAGTATGGAAAAGCTAATGATATTCACCGTAGAAAAGAAGCAGGAACCCAATACGTTCATCATGAATCAGCAAAAGCAAGTAACGGTAGCCATCGGGCAAGATGAACAAAGTGTTATAGGCAAGATTGCGGCGGACAACAACATGAATGTGGATATCGGACACGTGGCTTCCATTCCAATGGAGTTGGTGAATTTAGTCATAGCACAGCATAAAATAAATATAACCAAGTGGACTCCTTCAATTCCTATAACTCCCGAGAAAGAAATCGAAAAGAAAGAAGAGCTTCCACCTTTAAATATTCAATACTCGCCGGAGCGTAGTTTCGTTAATATGATAACAATGGTTTTAGAGGACGATAACTCTAAAGAATTACGCCAGAAGCTTTCTAAGCTCGATATCGCTAATTTAACTAAAATAACAAAAAAACTATGCAACTCAGTCTAAATGCCATTGCAGTATTGAAGCACGTGCTCACTTATGACGGCAAGAAGGAAATTGTTAAAGACAACCAAGGCAAGGAGCAAGAAGTAAGCTCAGCCAGGAAGCTTAATGTTCTGGAGTCTGTTCAGCGGAGATTCTTCTTCAAGAATGTTGAGGCTCCAATCAAAGAAGCCTCAGAGGAAATCGAACAAGCGGTTAAAGTTCACAATACCTTGAGAGATTCTAAAAAGGAAGAATTGGAAAAAAGCGGCAAAAAGAAAGATATTGATAAAGCGCTATCAGAAGATAAGGAGATTCAAGCCAGTCTGAAACTATTAGAGGATTTAAATAAACAACTTAACGCTAAAAAAATAGAGTTTCAACTCGAGCCCAAAACAAAAGAAGTCGTCAATAAGTATTTCCAAGAATACGCTAACGAGGTAGGCTTCGCCGCCGGCGACGACCCAAGTGTTTCGGAACTCGAAGACGCTCTAAAATAAACGTATGGCAAAAGTATCAATAGGTCTCCCGAGAATAAAAAAACCAATGCCGCTCCCTAAAAGCAAGAAAGGTGCTCTTCTACCAACACCAGTATCCAAACCGCCCGCAAAAGGGAATGTTACACTTTATTCCAACAAGGTGCTTCCTAAGACTACTTCCACTAAGAGTTGGTATAAATAACATGTAAATTTAGTGTAAAATTACAATAAAATAAAGGAGTTAATATGGGAAGCATTGTGGGAAGGAAAACAATGGTCGAGGAATTGCTTCGCGCTAAGGTGATTGGCAAGTGCTGGGTTCATATTGATAAGATAATGGACGGCACCAGTGAGAAGACTAAGACCATGATAGCACTCAAGATTTGCTCCAGGACGATTCCTCAAGAGATGGACGTAACAAGCGGCGGCGATAAGCTAACCACCCTAGAGATAACTTTAAGGAAACTATCCAATGAGCGAGAAGATGCAAAAACTAGTAGCGAGTCTTTACAAGGACGAGGAGCGGAGGCCGATCAAGTTGACTCCCAATCAGGCACTGATATTCGAGCTGATATTCAAGAGGCTTTAAAAACATTGTGAAGCCTTTTACAGAAGAGCACAAAAGAAAATGTAGATTTTGTGGAAAAACCGAAGGAAGTCGAAAGTTGGAAGTTCACCATATAGACTACGAGAAGAAAAATTGCCGAGAGGACAATTTAATATCATTGTGTAGAAGTTGCCATCAAAAGACTACCAGCGGAAATCGTCAATTCTGGACTGCAACTTGCATAATAAGCGATATTTTCTATGAGTGATATAAAAGTCCAGAAAATGGTTGCGGCAATGTATAAAGACGAAGAACGTAAGCCAATTCAATTATCCGCAGGACAACAAGATATTTTTAGGCTTATATTTGGAAGAGTTCACCCAAGGAATTGGCTGGCTGCGCATACGCGCTATGGGAAATCTTTAACCGTAGCGTTGGCTGTTCTTACTAGGGTAGCGACCTTTCCTGAGAAGTGGGCGATTGTGGCACCTAGTGAGAAGAAGGCTAAGATTATCATGAGCTACATCATTGACCATGCCTTTGACAATGACTACACCAAGCAGAAACTGGACATAGCGAAGGGTGAAAGTCTTGAGCACTTGAGAAGAGAGCGCAGCAAGAGCCGATTGACATTTAAGCACACTGACGGTTCGATGGGTGAGGTCTACATCTTGTCGGCGGATTCCAGAAACAAGCAAACTGCCGGCGAAGCGTTGATGGGGTTTGGGGCAAGCAATGTTGTACTGGACGAAGCGGCTCTGATTGATGATGACATTGAGGCGAAGATATTCCGAATGTTAGGGGATAAGATGGATAACTTTTACTTCAAGATTGGCAATCCATTTAAAAGGAATCATTTCTTGAAGGACTACAGAGACCCGAAGTTTTATAAACTTAATATTGATTACAAGATAGGACTTGACGAAGGCCGGCTTAATGAAGAATACATTGAGGAGTGCCGCAAGAAGCCATTCTTCGATGTGTTATACGAGAATAAGTTTCCTGAAGCATCAGCGATAGATGACAAAGGCTGGAGTAATTTGATAACAGACAGGGAATACGATAGTGCTTTGGTGGATAAGAAGGATGTCGCGGAGTTCGGGACAAGGAATATCGGGCATGATATAGCCAGAGGCGGTGGGAACTTCAACGTTTGGGTTAAGCGCAGTGAGAATTTCGCAACAATCCTAGCTAAGAACTCTGATAACGATTTGATGAGCACCGTAGGCACTACGATAAGATTGGCGGTGGAGAATAAGGTGGATTGGCAGAATGTCAGTCTTGACGATACAGGAATGGGTGGCGGTTGTACTGACAGGCTTAAGGAGCAGGGTTTTAGAGTCAACGCTGTTAAGCTGGGCGGGCAAGCTAAGGAGCAGACGAAGTTCATCAATCGGCGTGCTGAGAACTATTGGAAGCTGAAGAAGTGGATAAACAATGGCGGCAAACTCGACAAAGATGGTGATTGGAGCGAGTTATTGGATATTAAGTACAAAACAGATTCTTCGGGACGACTGCAGATTATGAGCAAAGATGAGATGCGGCGCAATGGAATAGAGAGTCCTGACGTGGCGGACGCATTGATGATGTCATTCGATTCGACTTATGTGAGGATGTTCGAGCGGCCGCTGCAAAAGAAAAAGAAACATAAAAACATTTACGCTACACGAATGGTATGAGCTACGAAATACGGTGCGAACAATGCAAAGCCAAGTTGTGTGAGGTGGAGCGTAATCCTGACGAAGTGAAGTATCAAGTGTCGATAAAGTGCAAGCGATGTAAGCGAGTGAACAAGGTTTAAATAATTTAAGCATAGATGAAGCTCTTGAAGCTCTAGCAATAGAGCTTTTTTTTATATGGAAAATCAAGTAGACCCAATAGTATCGGAAGTTTATAAAGCATACCAAGAGATGCGCGATATCCAGAATGGCGGATTTCGTGAGTTTAATTATTCAGAATCTAAGGAGCGCGACAGAACCTTGAAGGAATACCTTGACGACTGCCAGAAGCGCGCCAATGGGTACACTCCAAGCCGGGAGAGCCAAGGCAAGGAGCAGTGGCAGGCTAATATCTTCACCAACTACACAAGGCGTAAGATTAAGGCTCATATAGCAACAATCGCTAAGGAGCCGCCGCCGATTAAGATAACAGCTACTAATGAGGCCAACACTATTTCCATTGAGCGGTCGGATATAATGTCCAAACTGGTTAGGGCTTCAGAGCTGGAGTATGGCGGCAATCCTGAGAAGCTCATCTACATTGATTCATGGAACTGCGCCATTAACGGTACAATTGTTAAGTATGTAGGCTATTTAAAGACTAAGGAAACTCCTAAGATTATCACTAGCTACGATCTGGCTACTGGAAAGATAGAGTATGAGGATGGCGAGGAGGTTATCACAGAGGACAGGGTGATAGAGGTTAATGTTCCATTGCAGAACTTGTTTATCCGCGACCCATATATAGCGGACATTCAGCAACAGCCTGATATGATTTGGGTGAGTTATCAAGGCGAGGGTGAGTTCAAGAAAGAATTTGGCAAGTATAAAAACGCCAGTAAAGTAAAGCAGGCGGGATTCAAGTTTGAGGCGGGCGAGAACATCTTGTTTTTTGGTGAGCAATGGAACGACCGCGTAGAGAAGAAGAAAATTGAGGTTGTTAGGTATTACAATAAGAATGATAATCAATATCGAATAGTGGCTAATGGGGTGTTATTACTTGATACGATAATGTTATGGGGCAAGAAGCGCAAAGTGTACCCATTTGCTAAGAGCGTATATGAGCCATTTGCCAATGTGGAGTTCTTCTACGGTAATTCTCTGCCGAATATCTTAATGGCTAGCCAGGATGTTTCCAATGCGTTTATCAATTCAATGGCGGATAAGGTGTATCGAACACTTAACACGCCAATGCTCGTTGGAATGGTAAATAAGGATTCATTGGAGTTGGAGGACGAGTATGTTACCGGTGATACAAGGATTTATGTGGAAGATGTTAGTCAAGTTCAGCCGATGCCGATGCAGACAATTCAGCAGGGTGAGATGAAGATGTTGGAGTTCACGACGAGAGGAATCGATGAAGACTCAACTGATAGCTTGCAAAGTGGTTACGGTGGTTCGGGGAGCACTGCTAGAGAGATAGTTCTGGCTAATGAGCGTGCTGAGGAGCTTAAGGGGCTGTTCTTTATTCTAATGAAGGATTTGTATGTTCAGAAGACAAGATTAAGGATTTACAATATCGTTGCCAACTACGCGAATCCGCTTAAGACCAAAGCAATAGTGGGCGCTGACGGCGATGAGGTTTTTATCAATGAATACAAGTCGTTTAATGTGCCAGGGACATTGTCCACTGGTGAAACGGGTACGCTTCAGATAGGAGTGGCTGAGCAAGCTACAGTTGACCAAATGAATCGGCCGATTGGGGTTATGCCGAGCGGTAAGCAATTTAACGAATTGGATGTAAGGGCAGAGATGGCAAGAATCCAAGGCAAGCCAATAGAAACAATCATGATAAGCTCAGATTTCTTGGATGACTGGGAGTATGATTTAACAGTAGAGACGGATAACTTCTATCAGAAGTCTAGAGCATTGGACAAGGCAATGATGTCAGAAAACATTCAGTTCATTGCAACGGCGTTTCCGGAGATATTTGCCGCTAATCAGCAAGAGTTGTTCAAGGAGTACATGAAAATTAATGGAAAGAGCGCGGATAAGTATTTGGAGAACATAGTTAAGCAGCAAATGAGCCAGATGCAAGCGATGACGCAACAACCTCAAGAGAGTCAGCAGGGAGCACCAGGGCAGGTGAGCCAACAAATAACAGCGCCAACAAAGAGTCTTCCGGCTTTAGTTGGCGGAGTATAAGCGGAGTATAATATGATTTATTGGTTATTAGAAAAGTTGTTTGGCAACAGGGATTATTCGGGAATAGACAAGGATAAAATGCAGGAGTGGCTGTTAGCCAATTCATTGGATATGGGATTTATAGGCTACTTTAAATACCGCGATTTGGCGATATTGAAGCAAATGGGGCAGGGATTGCGGCAGGAGGAGTATTGGAAGCTAGTAGGGCAGCGACATGAGTTGTTGCTATTGGCCGGTAAGGTGAAGGAGGCAAAGGATTTGGCGGAGAGAAAGAAGAAAGTGGAATTGACATATAAAACATAAAAGCTGGTGACCGAGCCAGTTGAAACAAGCGGTTTAAAACTTTATGTTTGAGCACTTAAAAGAATCGCAACAAGCGCAAGAAGAGATTGACGACCAAGAAAGCTCAGAGGATACCAATGAAGAAAATGAGGAATCTAAGGGTGGTGAAGGCGGTGGGTCTAGCGGATCAGATGAATTGGACGATGATATTGCGAAGTTGCGTGAGGAGAATGAGACATTAAGGCGTGACCGCGACAACTACAAAGAGGGTTTGTTGGCGGTTAAGAAGCGCAAGTTAGAAGAGAAGCCTGAGCCTCAGCCTTATGAGGAGGAAATCCGCACTAAGGTTGATGAAGTCTTGCAAGAAAAGAACGAGCAACAGGTTTTAAAGGATGTAATCAATCCGAAGTCTTCTAACTACATGCCTGAATTGGTGAAGGAATCGCAGTATCAGGACATCTTGCAGTATCTGCCTCGCAAGATTGACAGAACGAGCCAGGAGGGGGTTGTGAAGGCGCTTAGAATCGCTGTCAGCGGTTGGAAACAGGCTACAGGCTTCAAAGATAAGGCGAAGGATAAAGCGTCAGAGCTGGCGACATCGCATTCTGTCCCTTCAGGCAGGACGAACAATGAGGTTAGCAGTCCTGATAGGAAGCGAGTTATCCCGAAACAGACCGGTCCGGACGGCTGGTATAAGTAAATTTAAGAATTAACATCTAAAATGTATGTTCGAACCAATGACTAAGTGTGACGGCAAAGAGATGGAGCTGAAAGGCACGGACGCTACTACATTCGTCAAGAACAAGCTGGTGAAGTTTTCTTCAGGCTATCTTGTGAATGCCGCAGCTGCCGATGATAAAGCCGAGTATCTTTGCCTTGAGAGTAAATTGACAACATCGACAGGCGAACTTGTGAAGGTTCTGCCGCTGGATCAGACGATTGTATTCCGTGCTTTGACCTCTATTACTCCGGTGCAAGCTACGCATGTCGGCAATGAGTATGATTTGACTGACGACGCGACAGTTGATTTGGGTAATACCACAGACAAGGTTTTCCATGTTGATCGTATCGTCGATGCGACCAATAAGATTGTTGAGGGCAGATTCATGCCACGAGAGTAGTTTAAGAATTAACACTATAAGAATATGGCGATACGAACAACAGACTTTGCCGCCCTTACAGACGATCTTCAGGAGATTTTCAATGAGGTGGCCAAGACAAGTGTTTCAGACATGACAGGTTTTAAGTTGTTTAACATCAAGGATACCGACCGCAGAACTTATGACTATCTGATTCTGCATGGTATGGATGTGATTAAGAAGGTTGCTGAAGGCGCTGACTTGCCGCAAGCTACTGTGGTTCAGGGCGACTCCATTACTGCCACACAGTCGAGATACGGCGGTATCGTTTCCGTCACTAAGGATATGCGTTTGTTTGACCTTTACGACCAGATTGACGGATTGGTGCGTTCCGCTACTGAAGACGCGTTCCAGAAGGTTGACCAGTCTTTGGCTGACGTGTTATTGAATGGCTTCTCCGCTTCTAATTACACAGATGTGTATGGTGAAAGCGTAGGCGCGACCGGGCCGGATGGACTTGCGTTGTTCTCAGCTTCGCATACCAACAACATCAATTCTGAGACGTTCCGAAACATCATTCGTTACAACAGCGCCAATAATCCGGTTGTTTCACGTGAGGCGATTGTGAAGGCTAGAGTTGACGCAATGATTTACAAAGACCCTACAGGCCATAACCGCCCGATTAATCTGGATACGATTTACGTAGCTCCAGAAAAAGAAGATGAGGTATTGAGGATTGTCAATTCCGATAAGATTTCAGGTTCATTTGATAACGACCCGAATCCATTGAAAGGCAAGGTTAAGGTGGTGACTTGGGAGAAATTGCAGACGCGCACGGGTGGTACTGATACCTCGGCGTATTGGTTCATGTGCGATTCCAAGCGCGCTAAGAACTCCTTGCAAGCATTGTTTAGAGAGAGGCCGGCATTGGACGCTCCTGAGCAAGTGTACAAGAACAAGAACTGGGATTACAGTATTGATTTCTACTACGCTATTCTGCGAGGCTTCCCGGCTTTCGTGTTCGGGTCGAACGGTACAGGTTCTTAATTAACGAGGGCGGACGTCCACGCCCTCTCTTTCAAACTATATGCCGCCAAATTGGTCAGCTTTGTACGAGAGGGGTAGATGTAAGTTCATTGGAGTTCCTTGGAATGATGAGGAGCTGAATGCGATTTACGCATTGAAAATCCCTTATGAGTATGTTCGGCTTGGACATTTAACGGTCGTTTCGTATCAAGAGGCGCTGAATGCGACAGATGAAGTCGTGAAAGCGACAGGAAAAAGGCCTATTGATGTAATGAAGAAAGCGGATTTGCAGGCGGAAGCTCGTGAACTCGGACTAAACTTCACTGATGAAGCGACACGACTAGATTTAATTCAGTTGATTAAACAAGCCTTAATTGCCAAACAGGAACAGGCTCCTGCGTTGGAGAGCTAAGGCTTTAATAGTATGCCTATAGCAAATGGAAAGAAAAGCTCTGGCATTCCCGGCATCAAGCTCATTGCGCGTGATGTCGTAAGGGATGCTATCCTTCAATTTGATGATGTGGTGGAAGCGCCAACAACGGCTACCGGATATTTCTATCTGTACGTTGATAACGGTGTTCTTTACTACGACAACGGTTCTTCAGCGGTCGCGTTGGGGCAAGGCGGCGGTTCTACGCCTACATGGGATACCATCTACAACATTGACAAGACCTTGACCTTGGATTCCACGACCTTAACTTTCGCGCTTGAGCATGCAACCAATAATGGCTTGACCATTACGGGATCTGCCGGGTCGGCCGGTCATTGTCTGGTTATCTCGAATGCCGGTACTGGTTATGATGTGTACGGTACTTCCGGTACTTGGTACATCACTAAGGCCGGTGTCGCTGTATTCACTACGGGATCAACTTTAGCAGGTACGACATTGTTCGGGTCAGGCTCCGCCACGGGAACAATTACGTCTAACGGCGCTTATGACCTGGTATTGGAGACCAATAGCGGAACAAACTCGTCTAAGATTACCATTACGGATGCAGCCAATGGCGCGATTACGTTGGCGATGAACGGCACTGGAAGCACTGTTATTTCGGGCACTACCACTCATAACACAGCTTTGACTGTTTCAGCGGGTGATATGGAATTGACATTGGGTAATTTCTACATCATTTCTGATTGGAACACTGAAGCGTCTTTGTCGGTGGTTAATGATACGGCCACTACGGTTGGCGCGGCTGCTGATTTGGGCGTTGTGCAGATTTCATCTGAGTCATTGACGACTGGTATTCTATTGAATCTTTCAGTTGATGAAACAGGAATGAATGGCGGATACTTCTTTAGGTGCTGGAGTCAGGATGCTGGCGCTTACGCGTTCAGGATCGGTGAGCTTGGCATTACCAACATCGCAGGCTCGGCTGGAAACAACACCTTCACCATTACGGCTGGAGATGTGGTTTGGTCTGATGGTTCTTTGGCGATTACGGATGCTGACAACGCCGCTTCGTTGACTGTAACCAATAGCACAGCCACCTCGGCTTCTGTTGTTGTGTTGGTTGGTGCTGGCGCGTTTACAGGCAGTACCACTTCATCTTGGATGACCGTTACACCTTCTGGTTTGACGACCGGTACGGCTGTCTATCTTCCGCTCGCGGCATTGACTGAAGGCAAGGGGTTGCATATTACAGCGGGTGTTTCAGTAACAACGGGCAATCTGCTTTATGTTCAAGATACCGGCGCTAACTCAGCTTTGACCAGTGGCTCTTTGGTTACATTCGACCACACAGCTACGGCTATTACGGGAACGGTGAATAAGACAGGCGCGTTGCTCAACCTTACCTCGTCAAGAACAGTAACCACAGGCACAGTGGCTGATGACTTTGATGGAGTAAGCATTGTAAGAACGGCTATCATCAATGGTGCAGGCGCAATGACTTCGGCTGGCTCTTGTCTGTATATTCAAACAGTGGTTACCAATACTTCAGGAACTATCACTTCTACGACAAATGGAATTGAGATTGTCATGGACGCTGATGGCTCGGGGGACGGAATCAGCTTGACGCACTCGGCTATTACCGGGAAGGCGATTAACATCATTTCTTCAGGTACGACTGCGGCTGGAATTTTCAAGTTGACGGCCAACTCATTGACTACCGGCCAAATGATGTATTTGACTACCTCTGCTACGGCAATGACTTCTGTTGGTAGAATTTTCTTGTCTGAGCATTCCGGTGCTACGGGCACATCAACGGTATTGAATGAGTTCAAGTCAACAGCGACTGACGAAACGGTTGTTATGCAGGTAACGGCTTCAGGCACGTTGATTGGCGGTGTAGCGGCGAAGATTAGCGTAGCTGCAATGACGACAGGCGTGGCGTTGACTATCAATGACGCTAACGCATTGACGACAGGTTCTATCGCTTCATTGGTGTCTAACTCAGCTGATGCTACGGCAAGAAACTTGGTCTTGGTTCACAATGACCATGCCTCGGCTGTAGGTGCTGTGCCGTTGGCGATAAGGAATGACGCTGTTACAGGTACGGGGTCGAAGTTTGTTAAGTTGTGGAGCGGTTCTGACGGATCTAAGACGGTTGCTTGCTGGTTATCCATTGACGCGACCACGCCTAACGGTAATCTTACCGGCACGGCTGGTGATGTCTGCTTGAATGGCCCATCAAGTGTCCCCTTTTATTGTACCGGAACTACGAACTGGTCGGCACTGGCATAAACTATTGACATAAAATAACACAATAAAGTATAATGAATGTAATAATTCATAAATACTTAGTTATGTTGCTAACTTGTCAAAATTGTAATTGCCGGTTTAAGAGTAAGAGTTATTCTAAAAAGCAGAAGTATTGTTCAGTGAAATGTTTTACTGTGAGAAGAAGCGAGAGCGAAAAGTGGTTGGAGCATTGTAGGACTGTCAATCTCGGTAAGCGTAGATCGCCGGGGACAGAATTTACCACTCAACGGACATCGAGAGAAAAAAACATAAACTGGCGTGGTGGAAGATATATTTCTAGCCAGGGGTATGTGATGGTTCTTGCACCTGAACATTTATTGGCAAATGTTCGAGGATATGTTCCTGAACAGATACTTGTGGCAGAACGAATGTTAGGAAGGTTGTTGATTAAAGGAGAGATTGTTCATCATAGAAATAGGAGGAAAATAGACAACAATCCTACAAATCTGCTTGTTTTTAAGAATAGAAGTGAACATGCCAAATTTCATTTGGCTGAAAGAATAAGAAATAAAGAAGGACAATTTAGGAATTGACTTCTCACTCTCCTCCTCTGTTGCTCACGCTACACAGGAGGGGAGGACTGAGAGGCTTATAAAAATATGGGACGAATGATAAATCTAATATCAATTGACGCATTCAGAAAGGTAGTTACCACGTCCGGTACACCGGAAAATCTTGCTCCTAAATATGCGGCTTCAACGATAGCCTTTGTAAGGAGCACTGTGATTGGAGTTAATGACACGATTACAGATTCAGCCGCGCAATTCTTGGTTGAAGGATTTAAGGCTGGCGACAAGCTGGTTATCACCGGAACGGTAAGTAATAACATTGAGGTTACCATTGAGGCAGTTGTTGCCGGTACGATTACCATCACTCGGCAAGGAGCGCTTACGGATGAAAGCGCGGGTACCGCGTTTACGCTTGTTCCTAAGAACGGCAAACCCGTAGCCGATGGTGTTTCGGTGGTAATCAAGGCGAAGAACGCCAATACCGGGACTATTACATTGGCCGGTACAGCTGCGAGAGCTTTGAATACTAATACCGCCTATGAGTCCTATTTTACTCTGCTTGCTAATCAATCAGTTGAAGTCCAAGTCAAAAATCTCAATCAGATATGGATGGATGCGACGGTTAGCGGTGAAGGAGTGGAGATAGCATTTGAAGCATAAACCATATGAAATTCAAAGATTCATTTCGTGGGACAAGTTTGTCTGTAGTTGACTTAACGGTAACGGGTGATTTAACCGTTAATGGAAGCTTTAATTTCGGCAACGCTTCAGTTGATATCTTCACCATCGCTGGCTACATTCAAGGTTCTGCGTCAGGCAAAACCTTTGTTTCGGTAGGCAATGTTACAACGGCGCACTCACTTGCGGCAACGAATGATTTAGCTATTGCCGGAAAACTCGAAGTGCAGGGAGTGTCTTGGTTGGACGGTCTGGCGACTTTAACAAAAAGCTCATTAGGCACAACTACTTCAGCAATGCTTTCACTGGTAACAGACACAGCCGCAACTGTTGGCGCTCAGCAAGTTTCGCCAGCAATAATGTGGACTGCGCGAGGTTGGGAAACTACAGGAGGTACTTCACAAACAGTCGGCTGGCAGATGTATGTATTGCCTGTTCAGGGAGCAAGTAATTCTCCATCTTTAATTTTTCAAGCAAAAGCATCTACTGCAGGCGCGTATGTTGATAGGCTTACAATTTCCGGTGCTGGTAGCGCAACATTTACAGGGACGGTATCAGCGAATAATAAATTTACAGCTGCGAGTGTTGCTGTGGTTATTCTTGAAGGCAGAATAGCAGACGGAGCAAGTGCAATTGCAATTAAGTTTCAATGCGCCTCTGCCTTATCAACTGCAGGCGCGAAGATTGCTTCGTTCTATAATGACAATGGAACGACTGAAAAAGCATACATTGATTTGTATGGCGGTTATATTACCCTCGGCGGCTCAATTCAGTCCAGACAAGGTACTGACATCGCTTCTGCCACAAACATCGTGATTCCATCAGACGGCGATGTGTTTGAGTTGACCGGCACGACCAAGGTTGATTTGATTGCCAGTACCGGTCGTCAAAATGGCGCAACGGTTGTGCTTGTAGCTAATGAGAGCGTTGTAATTGACCACGGCACAGCTACCAGTGGTTCTAATATAACCATTCTGCTTAACGGCGCGGGTGATTTCTCAATGACGGCCAATGACACATTGACTCTTTGTCTATGCGAAACTACAGCAGGCGGTCAGGCGTGGAGGGAGGTCGCTCGAAGTGTAATATAATATGCCTACAATAAAAGGATTTACAACTAAGAAGGATATAATTCAGCAACTATCGGATGCCGGGATAGAATTCAAACTGCCTTTTTCTGTTAATACGGATATGGAAGTTGAAACCGATCCATTCAATGGCGAAAAGGTAAATGGATTTGATGACAAGCCTGTAGATATAGTCAAAGTTAAGCAAGACGCTGTGAAGCCGGCAGATAAAGAATTAAAAGATAAGTTGGAACAAGCAAGAGAATTTGAATACCTAGGCGTTGTCTAGGTTAAATAACCATATAGGGGAGTATGGAACAAGAAAGCACACATAGCAAAGTCAATACAGACATCATCTTGGAGCGGTTGACCAATCTTATCACGGTCAATTCCAAGGAGCATGAAGTCATAGAGAAGACGCGCGATGATTATCGCGTTGAATTGCTCGGCGCGGTGAGTGATGTTAAGGCGGCCGTGATAGGGCTGGACGCAAGAGTACTGAAGCTGGAGAAATGGCAGATAGGGTTCGTTGCCAAGTTCTCAACGTATTCCGCGCTGGCGTTATTTCTAGGCAGTGTTCTGGCCAATATAGCGATTTCGTTCGTTTCACGATATTTATAAAGGAGGAAGGTAAATGAGTTTAGACGATGTTCTGCAGCCGATTACTAAAACCATTCGGTACACGAGCATGCGCAAGAAGAGGTGCGCTAATTGCAATCGCGAGGTACTTCATGAACTGGCTGAAACTGATACTTATAGTGCTTCCTATTGCCTTGCTTGCAAGTTTGAAACACTGGTTTGGAAGAAAGCGAGGAAAGGAGATGTGCGACCGTGACCAACAGCTCAGGCGGTTTCGGCAGTTTCTGTCGGCCAGCTTTAAAGATATTGGGATATTTAACACGCTTGCATCTCCGCGCTATCGCAACGAAAAGCAAGCGTGCAATCAAGCTGGCGTATCACAAGCTTCAATGGATGTGGCCGTAAACGAGGCCAGAAAGGAGTACCGGGATAGGATAGTGAAGCGTCAAAATGTTTAACCCTTTAACGCCCACCTCATGTCCCTAAACAGCGAGTCGTCAAACTGGGTGCTACCCGCCACAATCTCCTCATGTAAGGGGCTAGCCAAGTCTAGCCCCTATCTCAAGTAGTAAGTCCTTTCAATAACTATTTCTACTATCCGTTTCGAGTGGAATACCGCTCGGGCGGACGGTATGTCAACTACGGTACATCTGCGGACGGGTGGGGGTTTCAAAACCCTCGGCGAGGGTTCGACTCCCTCAGTTGACTTGCAACGTAGCTCAGTTGGTAGAGCATTTGCCTTCTTAAAAGGTTGATGTCGTGGGTTCAAGTCCCACCTCTGCTATGTGGCGATAATGATTCAATGGTTAGAATGTCAGTAAATGATGACTATCAGGGTTCGAGTCCCTGTTATCGCCTTGTGAAATCTCATGTGGGAGTTAGTTGCTTGCTCTTTCGATTAACGAGAGGGCAGGATACTGGCTAGGAACGCCCACTTAACTAGCGAACTTACGGGAATGCGGCTCTTATCCGTATTTAGGGGCGACAGCCCTACTGGCCGTCAGCAAGGGGCGCAGAGTGGCCTAGAGGGGTATGCCTCGATGGTTGGGCAGGCCTGCACTTGCTGGATATAATTCAGAAAAATATACCATATACTGTTTATAGTAAATACTAAACCCTAAACTATGGCTTACGTTTTATACGCGACAAATAAAGACGGTGATGGCCACGTTCAAGTGGTGGGCAGGTTTGAGAACATTGAAGACATAATCATTCGGGTGGGGATGTACGCCGATGACGTGGTGCTGGAGTTAACGCATGAATACGAAAAGGAAGATGACAGCGACGATTATTGGGAGCCGAAAGAAGAGAGCGAAACGCCCATAAAGGCGGGGGCAAAAGAAGAAAAATAAATATATGATAAAACTAACCTTGCCTCTCGATCCACAGAAGTTCCCTATCTCGCAGTGGTTCGGGCCGCCCAATTCTCCGGTAACGGCGAAGTTCTACGTTGAGCTTGGGCTTGCCGGTCACAATGGGATTGATTTCTCGTGTAAGGTGGGAACGGATATTCACGCTTGTCATGATGGTGTTATCAGTAACAGGGTAGGCGGCGATGGTGGGATTTACTGTTATGTCATCAATAAGGAATTGGGAATCCAGACGATGTATTATCATTTAAGCCAGCACAAATTGGCAGATGGCAAGTCGGTCAAGGCCGGTGGTGTGATTGCTCTCTCGGGCAATACGGGTCGGTACACCACGGGTCCGCATCTGCATTTTGGGCTGTATTTGATAGACAAGAATGGCGTTAAGCAGAACACGAATAACGGGTACGATGGCGCGATTGACCCGGCCGCGTGGCTGGCGGAACCCTTGGCTGATGGCGAATTGATAAAGAATCCATGGGACCCGGCTGTGTACCTTATACGCAATCAGAAGCGGTATTGGATAGATTCCGAGCGCACATTTCAAATAATATTCGGATACACGATAGACAAAGCCAAAGTAAGAAGTGTTGACCTCTTAACTTTGAATAATCTTAAGTACGATGGCGTAACGTCAGTCACCAATCCGAATAAATAATATGTTACCTAAGTTGCGGCTATTCTGGAGCGACTTGAAATATGTTTTTAAAGACATAACCAATAAACTATATGGACAAGGAGTTAATATTAAAAGGGGGCTTACTCGGGGCGGCTATTACTACAATGGGGCTTGGACAGCTTTTGATACTCACACCGGGCAAGGAGTTGTATGGAATGATACTTTTCTTGACTGGCTTAGTCGCCATTGGCGCAAGAGAATACGCAAAGATAATAATTAAGAAATAATTGTTTTCTATCGCTTCCATGCGGTTGCTGGGGGCGTTATGAAGATAATTATAAAAAACTATGGCTTACGAAAAACCTCGGATAGTTAGGGCTATTAACAGAACAATTCAAATCGCTCACTTGGAACAACTGGAGAAGCTACAGTCGTATTTGACCACCGAATCAGCCGCCAGTGATACTTCGATAAGTGTTGCTGATAATAATGGATTTGCCGACACAAACCTTGTTTTATTTGGCCAAGTAGGCTCTGCTAAAACCGAAATCAAGCAGATAACCAGCGTGGTTACTTATGGCACAACAATAGCATGTTCAGCACTCACCTTTCCACACCCTCTCAACTGCGTTGTACGGAAGGTTTTGTTCAATCAGTGGAAAGTGTACGGAAACACCACCAACACGTCCGTAGGGGCAGTTTTACTGGCCACAATAGCCATGCAAGTCGACGCTGAACTTACGACTTGGGTCAATACGGGGACAGAATACGCTTATTACTTCGTTTTGCCGTATGACAGCTTTAATTCTTTAGATGGAGATGCGTATTCTGATGGAATTACTGCTTCCACAGGTTACGGCTATGATACGGTCGCAAGTCTTATAAGAACCGCCTTGAAACAGTCTAAAGCTGTGATTGATGAACAAGTCACTACAGAGTTCCTTAAGGATGAGATAAATGCCTGCTTGCGGTTTATTTCAGGAAAACTAAAGCACTGGTCGCCGCTCCAATCATTCAATTACTCGTTAGGTTACTCGCAACGCGGTTCTTATGAGTTCTCAATGCCAACAGATATTGAAGACAAGAACACCAATAAGTCTATTTTGGATGTCAGACTGGGCAATTTGAATACGCTTATCTATCAAGATAAGAAAGAGTGGATTAATCAGCAGAATAAAGTTGCTAAGACACAGGTTAGAACACAAGCCACAGCTGGCGATACTACACTTGAGATTGATAACTCTTATGATTTTGCCGACTCAGGCACAGTTAAAGTTTACATTTCAGGTACGCAATACACAATTTCCTATACGGGAGTTACCAGAAGTCAGACGGCAGGTGTATTGACAGGCGTGCCTGCAACCGGTGATGGCTCGATAACGGTTACCATTGCTGTAGATACCAATGTTTGGCAGAATGAATCAGAGGGAATCCCGACTTACTTTACCGTTTATGAGGCAAATTTATTGATTTGGCCGCTTCCTGATTCCGCTCACGACAATTTTAATTTATCAATGGATTACTATTCACAAAGGACTGCTGTGACAACTGATTCGGACGTGATTGAGTTTCCTCGTTATGATGCCGTTAAGCACTGGCTCATTTGGAAGATACGCTCAACCAATAACTCAGCCGGGTCACTGGATTTTGAAGACGGAGACTACAAGATGTTCAATACGATTCTTATTGACATGATTAAGAAAGAATTGACAGGCCAGAAGTACAAATGGCAACCAAAAATAAACAAAATTACGTACTAACATATGGGACAAAGATTAAGTCCACAATTTGTATTCCAAGACCAATCGACAGGTGTGATACAAAAGGTGTCGCACAAGATTGCACCATTGAATTCCGTCAAGCATGCCGTCAATATGGTATTCGATGAGGAGTTCGGGTTTTCAGTTGTGCGCAAAGGCTGTACGGCCATTGGCAGTCAAATCACGTCAGGCAAGACCATCAATGGATTGTATCAGTTTGTGGACTCCGAAGCCGGTGCTAACTCCCATCTCTTGGCAACGCTTAATGCTGTCGGTGACGCTACGGCTGTGACATATTACTTCAACGGCACAACTTGGGTTAGTACTTTGACAGGCGATACGGCCAGTCTTAAGACCAGGTTTGTTACTTTTTTAGATTCCGTGGCTAGACTAAACGGAACGGACGCCGTTAAGTCTTGGAATGGGACAGGCTCGTGGACAACCTCAGGCGGAGCTTTAGATGTGACTAATTTCCCAAAGGGTAAGTTTGGCTGTGTGTACAAAGCTCAAATTGTAGTTGCCGGCGTTTCAGGCAGTCCTGACAGTCTTTACATCTCATCAGTTCCAGACTCAGGCGGAACGCAAATCTCATGGACAGTTGATAACCGTGAGATAGTGGTCAATCCTGCAGACAACTCTAATATTACAGGAATGGGCGTTGTGGCCAACTTATTAATAGTGTTTAAGAATGGAGCGATGTATCGCTGGAATAATAGTTCCATCGAGGCTGATGTTGTAACTCCTGTAGGTTGCTCCTCTCATGACAGCATTGCCACAGGCGCGGGAATGTTGTTCTTCTTTAATGATAAAGGGATTTGGATGACAACTGGTGAAATGCCTCAACTTATCTCAAGAGCGGTTCAAAAGTTCATTGATGCCATTGACCCAACTTTCTACTCAAGTGTTTCCGGTTATTGTGATAACGAGCATTACTATTGTTCGGTAGGCGATTGCACAGTTGATGGTCGGGTATTCAGCAATGTGGTTTTAAGATATACGATTGCCACTAAGGAGTTTACCGTCTTCAGTTACGCCAATCAGTTCAGGCGTTTTACTCAATACATAGATTCGGGCGAGGTCAAGGCTGTAGGAGGTGATACGAACGGCAATATTATTCAAATTGAGAGTTCCGCTTTGACTGATTGCGGAACGAATATAGCATTTGAAATCGAATCGCAGGATCAAGACTTAGGGTCGTTGGGTATAATCAAGGAAATCAATGAGCGAATAATGATGTACGGTTTCAATACGGTTGCCGTAAATTTGTCCGTGCAAATTGACGGACTCAAGATATATAACATGGGAACGGCAAATAAAGACTTCGCCAATTTGAAGTTAGCGAATAATTTAAAAGGCCATTACTTTAATTTCATTATTACGGGAACAAGTTCCACGGCTCGATATATTTTTAAAGGCTTGGAACTGCCTAACACTTCACCACTGGATTATGCCTGAACCATATAGCATTTGGGACGCTCAAATAGGAATGAATCGGTGGTTGACTAAACCGCCTCTTCTTTCTGTTGCTCCTACGCAGTCCTTGGGTAATCCGATAACCAATCCGATTGTTCCCGGCTCAATTATACCGGGTGAGAACGCAACTTTGACTTGCGTTGCCAAAAAGAACTTTCAGGATACGACTGAGGGCAAGATTGAGGGCTACGACCGCGATGGCAAGTACAAATGGCTGATAGGAAACTCAACTTACTCTATAGACTGGGGTGTAACGACTGCCGGTATTTTGACGATTGTGGGCTCCATTACGGCCACTTCAGGCAGGATAGCGAATTGGTATATCAATACTAATACCTTAAGCTCAGGTTCTGTTGAGGCAACTTCAAGTGTGCTTATTGATTCTGCCAATTCATTGATAAGAGTAGGTTCTACAAGTGGAAATTACATTACGATAGACGGTGCGAATTTAAGAATAAGAAGTTCTAATTATGTTTCAGGTGTAGCGGGAGCAGGATTTACTTTGGAGCCTGATTTATTGGAAGTTGGAAATATCTCGGCACGAGGAATGATTCGCACTTCTGTATTTCAGAAAGATGTAGTTTCAGCTATGTCAGGTAGTTTCGTAATTGCACCATCAAGTGATGTTTTGTCTGTAGATATGACGGCGGCAGATAATTCTACACTAACAATTAAGGGTACGGTTACTTTTGCAGTCAATGACAGACTAAGAATAAAAGATGGTACGGACGACGAATGGTTTTTAGTAACAAATATCGCTTCAGCCCCTACTTATATCGTTACTCGTGATCAGGCTTCGGCTTACGGAGCTAATGCTAATCCTGCGTGGAAAAAAGGGGCTTGTGTTACAAACTACGGTCAATCAGGACAGGGTCTGTTATATTTGACGGCTTCCGATACGAACAATCCATTTTTAAGCATATTCACTCATGCTGGCAGTCCGTGGTCAACAACGACGGAAAAGGTGAGGCTTGGCAATTTGGCTGGATTAACCAATCCTTATGACGGGGCGGCTCTTTCAGGTTATGGGCTTTGGACGAATAATGTGTATTTGAGCGGAGTGGTTGCGTCCTCACAGGGATATTTTGGCAGTTCAACGAATGGCGTTATAGTTGATAGTTCTGGATTATATACTATTGGAACAGGTTCAATCAGAACAGCAACGAGCGGCTCACGGATAGTCTTGGATAGTAGCGGTATGGATGTTTATTGGACTGGAGTGACAAATCCCATAGCAAGTGTCAATCAAACAGTGTCTTCAAGAAATTGTATATTTGGTACTATTATACCAGCGTCACTGTCTGGTACGTATTTAACTTCATACTCCGCATATGACGTTTGCTCTAACAATGTTTTATACATACAAAATCCAGTTGCGAATACTTCAGCAATATCATCTTGTTCGATAATTGATCATTCTATTTCGGTTGGCAATGGGGGTAGTTATCAATCAACTGGAAACGTTTTAACTTTATTGTACAATACTAATTTCTCTCCTGCCATTACGCCAGTTAAGACTGGTTCATTGTCATTGCAAATAAATACATTTGATTATGGTTCAACGACTAGTCGCACTTATAAGATAGAAATAGATGGAACTGGAACTCCTAATACTTTTAAATGGTCTGATAATGGGGGCAGCACATGGAATGCTACGGGTGTTCCTGTTAGTAGCGGTTCAATAACACTAAATTATAGAGTTACTGTTTATTTTACAGGAGGGACTACGGGTGGTGTAATGGGGGATTATTGGACATTCACGACTGGAAAAGTAGATCCAAATTATAGTTCTGTTTTAACACTACAACAGAATAGTTACAGTAATGCCGCTCCTACATTAAACATTACAAATTACGGAACAGGAGCTTCGATAAATATAGCAACGCAATCTTCGTCCGTTTATGATATTCTGGGAACCACTAGTAGTTGGTATGTTAGAGCCGATGGAAAAGCGTTGTTCGGAAATGGAGTTGTGGTAATTGGAGATCCTGGGATGCCAAGTCTTTCTGGAGACGTTCTTACTGTAACAGGAATCTATGACATTACGGCTAATGACGTAGGAGTCGGAACTATTTTGTTTAAGGGGACGACAAACAGAGATAGTGCCGGATTCATTAAGATTTATATTGAAAATACTGCTTACTATGTTCCGGTATTTAGTGCGATAACTGGTTAATATGAAACTTTTTATCCCTTTGTTATTACTGTTTATCTTGAATGGAGGAACCATAGAACAATCTTTGATATTGAAGAAATGGCAACCCTTCTTTAATGGCAATCAAACAATATACTTGGAGAATATTCCATGCAACAACAAAAAGGCTGAAGGTTGTATTTACTTTGATACTGATAGAATAGAAATTAAAAAGGACTCTCCTTATTTTGAGCACGTATTGGTTCATGAATTATTGCACTGGAAAACTCGCAGCGTAAATGAAGAATACATTGATTGGCTTACAGGAAACTTAATCGATTGGCGAAATAATTTATTATAATATGACAACTGGCGAACAAAAACTATTAGAGATACTGAAAGACCCAGCTACTTATTCAGGGACAGGCCAAAGCCCATATTCGGTGGTTTCCGATTGGTATTCCAAGCAACAAGATGAGTTTAACAGTAAGATAGGCGATTCAATGGCTTCTGCAATAAACAACGCCATCAATTCTAATTGGAAAGGATTAACGAGCGGACAAAGTGTTGACGTGGGTAATGGCTACAAAATGCAAGTAGTGGAAGTTGTTAATAATGGAACAGGTTGGAATCATTATCAATTAATTAATCCTTCAGGGGCTACTATCTATGACACTACAAACAGGGGGGACTTCAGGAATCTATCTAGGTATGCAGCAGGAGCTGAGCAGGGGTATCTAGTCGGAATTTCACGCTGGGATACTTTAAGTGGTGCTTTTTCTAAAGTGGCAAAAGATGCTGGATTTACCACTACCGATTTAAGTAAATGGAAAACTACAGCTTATGATGATTGGAGAAAAATCCAGGACGCTGGGTTAAAGGACTACGGTACGTTCATCAATAACGCAGGCCAGAAAACTGTTGCTACGTCTTTGGATATGCTGAAGAGTTTTAAGACATTGGGCTTTCCTCAAGTATCGCCAGGGAAAGACAGCTTAACAGCCGATGAGCAAAAACAGATGGATACGGTAAAAGCTCCGGCTCCCGAGTTTCAACGAAATGATTTGCAGTTAATCGCAGACGGCAAGGCTACAACGGTTGATGAAGCTAACACGATGATTAATCAAGCTAATCCTAATTTTAATGCCGGGCCGGTAACGGTTACGCCTAATCCTACAGTCCAGCAACCTTCCGCTCCAGCAGAAGACCCTTTGGTTTGGGTGCAAAAAGGAGTAAACAAGTTGCAAATGACTAAGAGTGCAGCTGACGCGCTGGTCGCCAAAGGCGAGGGCACGATAATTGACGCGCCAAGTCAAGAGGAGATAACACAACCAACCGCCCCAGTTACAACAGTGCCGCCGGTTGCTACCACTCCTGCAGCAACACCTGAATCAAAATCTACAGCACCTGATATAAAATCTACCGCTATTTATACTCAAAATCCACCATGGAATCCGGGAATTATGTATTCGGGTGTACAACCGCCGACAGGCACAAAGTGGGCGTTTACTGAATCAGGAGAAAGAGTAGCCGTTCCTAACTCTACAACATTAACAGACCCAGGAACACTTGCCGCCACGTTGTATGGACCAAACAACACAAAGAAAGTAGTAAAAACAGGAAGCACTCAGGCATCTGATTTGCAATCACAAGGCTGGGGATTAACTAGTGGCAGTTACAAAGCGCCAACCACGCCTGAAGCCCCTGTAGCGCCTCCAGTCGTGCCACAACCCACAACCCCGACAATTGAACCGCCAACATCCTCATTACCTGCTAAATACGTATATAAGTCGAATGGGAATTACGTTGACCAAGACGGAAACTATTTAGGAACAATGGCGCAAGTTTCTGCAGCAGTAAGTGCTGGCGCTAAAGATTACGGTGATAATCCGCCGGCAGGAGTGACTGCGCCCAATCAAACCTTAGCTCCACAACCTGCACAGCCTGTAACGCAACCAATAAATTCTCCTCCGACAGCACCGACTACACAGCCCGTGACAACTCCAACAACCACCACTCCAACTGAAACCACTCCTACACCAAATTCAAACATTGACACCTTTATTCCTTTTAGGACAGGATTAACGGACGCTCAAAAGCAGTCTATAATTGCACTTACAAATAAGCCATCTTCTTCGTGGTCAGACACAGATCGCTCTAATTGGAATTGGGCTACAAACTCTGCTCCGCTTCCAACAACAACACCAGTCGCAAGTCCAACTGTTCCTACTACTCCTGTTGCGCCAGCCGTAGGCGGTGATACAATGATACCATTTAGAGATGGGCTTAGTGATGCTCAAAAACAAAGCATAATAGATTTATATAATAAACCGCCCGAACAATGGTCAGGAACAGATACGCTTAATTGGAAGTGGGCAACTAATAATGCTCCAGCACCAACAGCGCCAGTAGCACCTACTGCCCCATCTGCACCAACAGCTCCTGCTGCTGGAAGTGACACTCTAATCCCATTTAGGGATGGATTAAATGATTCTCAGCGTCAAAGCATTGTTGATTTATACAACAAACCCGCTGCTGATTGGTCGGAAACTGACAAACTAAACTGGAATTGGGCTACTAATAGCGCACCGATGCCTACCGCTCCAACTGCACCTGTCGTGCCTGAAACTGAGGGCGACCTTAATTATGATGGAATATCTGCTGACGCGCTGGCTATAATCAAGCGTTATGACCCCGACCAACAGAAGGTATTGATTGACCAATACAATGCTATCGCCTTAGCAAATACGCTTAAAGGACAGGAGGCGGCTAAAGCGTTGGATGAGGCGGTAAAGACAGCCGATCCGTGGTGGAGAAGCCAGTTATTGATGGCTAGAGACGAGGTGACCAACGCATTAGCTTCAAATGAGCAAGATGTATTGTCAAGCATAGGCCAATACCAGACGAAAATAAACCAGATAAATCAAGACCTTGCTTATGGAAGGGAGACTTTAACATTGGATCAGCAAGCTCAAATGTCGGATTTGTTAAGGACTTATAAAGCGAATTTGACTGATTTATCACAACAGGCCGCAGAGCAAGGCTTGGCGTTTTCCAGTCCTCGGAAATTAGCAGAACAAAGACTAAGTGAAGCTAATCAATCTCAAGCTCAGGCGTTAAGTTCAGCGGCTGCCAAATCGCTAAGAGAGCTGGAAACAACCGGGCTTAGAGGCATTCAAACGGCGGAACAAGGCATTCAAGACACTACTAGGCAGGGTGCTGAGGCGGCAACGAGTATCTGGCGAAAGGCTGAGGGAGCTATGGGAACGGCGAATCTTCCTACGGGTGCGCCAAGCCTTGGAACGCAAGCCACTCCTGTAGTCGGCTCGCTTGAAGACCAGAGACAACAAAAGATACTGGACTTGCAGAATACATTGATAAATCAGCAAGACCCATTTAAATTCACAACATAATATGGCATTACAATTTTACAGAGTCGGAAAGGACATTTTTGAAGCCAACACAAACAGGCACATCGGCCCTACGGAGTGGCAAAAGTCTTGGACTGGCAAAGCGCAAGAAGTTTCAGCCCCAAATCAAAAAGCTCCAGTGGAAAGCGGTTCTCTTGAAGGCACTCTTCCTTCAATGAATCGTTCGCTTCCCGGTGATGTGCCTGCTGAGGGCAATGATTTTGCTTTAGCTATGAAGCAGATAGCGAGGTCGGCTTACGGCAATCGGACGGGTGCTGACACAATGCAGCAGTACCAGCAAGCCGGATTGAATATCCAGAATCCGACTTTAATTTCAAATGCCATTAGCAGTGAAACAGAGCGTCGTTCCGGGACGGTGGTGGATATTTACAATTCCACAATGAGCATGATTAAGGAGCAAGAAACTCAACGCGCCGCCAAAGAGAAAGAGATGCGAGCCATAGGCAGTGGAATACTGCAGAATATGTTAGCCACGCCATTTGCTTCTCAATTAACAGGCAAGGATTTTGAGGACATTGTTAATGGCGGAATGTCTGATGAGCTTCTTGTTAAATGGGGTGAGTATCTCAAAACCACTCCGAATGACGGCAAAGCCCCAACAATGGAAGATATTGATGGAGATGGTCAATTAGAGCAATGGGATACCAGTACAAGGACTTGGATTAAGCCTCAAAGTGGAGATGTTGGGAGTTCTGCTGATTTCAATAAATGGTTGTCTGATTGGGGTGTTGAGCCAATACAAAGCTATGATACCCCTGTTTCGTATTTTAAAGACGGCAGGAAAACACATGGTGGATATGACATAACTGGAACTCTTAATTCACCTGTAACATCTCCTATATCAGGCAAGGTTGTGGAAGCGCAAAGTACTCCAGGCTGGGGAACTACTGTCGTTATTGAAGACGCAAATGGAAATAAGTGGAGAATGGCGCATTTCAATGATGTTAATGTCAAAATGGGCGAATCTGTAACTTCAGGTCAAAAGATAGGTTTAATGGGTAATACTGGTTATGTGCTAAAAGGTGATGGCACAGCACCATCGGCTGAAGAATTGGCTGCGGGGCGAGGAGTGCATTTGCATTTAGAAGTTAAAGATAAAAACGGCAACTTAATAGATCCTAAGACTTTTCAACACAACGCGACTGACATAGCGGACAATAGCGAGGCGATGGTTTGGGCTAGACAAGTTGTGGATAAAGAACTGACAATGGCGCAAGTTATGGATGAAATAGGAAAGAACTCTAAAATGAAGATTGATGTCATGAATGCGGTAGCCAAACTGAAAGGAACTTCAGCATCCAATCTTGAGGCTACAATGGCATTTCAAGATAAATTAGGATTAATTGATGAGATTGAAGATAATAAAAAAGGACTATTGGGGTCTGTCGGAACGTATGCTTTGAAACGATGGTCGCCGGTAACAATAGATAAATCCGAAAGAATGGCTTTTAAAGCTTCCGTACACAGATTGACAGATAAGGAGACATTAGACGCTTTGCTTAATTTAAAAAAAGCAGGCGGGACATTGGGGGCTTTATCTGATACGGAAAGATTGATGTTACAAAATTCGGCTACAAAATTAAAGGATTGGGAGATTAAAGATGATAAAGGCAATGGCATTGGACGATGGGAGGTCTCACGCGAGATATTTATGGAGGAAGTTAATAGAATAAAAAAGATAGCACAAAGTGCCTTAATTGCCGCAGGTGGCGATGATGGAATAATCAGTGTATTGGAACAAACGCTCAGTGATAATCCGCAATTAATTAATGAGTACAATGCTTTGGCGGCACTCAATCCGGGGATTTCTGAAGAAGACATGATTCAATTATTAGGAATTAAATAATCAATATGCTTACACCAGAACAAATAGCGGAAATCAGAGCCGGAGCTGGATTATCTCCTGCCCCCGGATTTTCAAATTCATTGCTTGTTGATAAAAACAAGGTGGCGGCCGGTAAATATGACTACTTAAAAGAAAAAAATGACAAAAAGTACGGGGTGCTTGATTACTTGCCAGCGTTCTTGAATCCGTCAAAGCAAAAACAATACACAGAAGAAGCTGCTACTACTTTGGCTGACTCGTTGGGTAAGAGAGTTGACCGTATTAAGAGTATTTATGACAGGACGGCTCCAATACAAGGAGGAGGTAATGAAAATCAAACGCAAGGAGCCGCTAGGAGCGGACTGCAGCTGGTTGGCGAAGTGACTGGCGGTGTTGGCGATCTAATTTTTGAAGGACTTAAGTTTGCCGCCAAGAAACTCACGCCTGAGGTAGTACAAGATTATTTAGGTGCAAAGGCGCAACAAGCAATAGAACAGCCTAAAATAAGAGAGGGGTTAATGTATCTGTCTAAGGGGGTTGAGAAATACAACGAATGGGAAGAAGCCAATCCGCAAACTGCAGCTGACCTTAGGGGGTTGTTAGGTGTTGTTGATATTGTGACTACTATAGTTGGTGCTGGGCCAATCGCCAAAGGCGTTGAGGGTGCCGCATTAAAGGCTGCGGAAGCTACAGGGTCTGCTGGTAATAAAGCTTTGTTGGCGATTGCAAGAGGAGGGTCTGAGCTTGCTTCGGCAGTCCCTGATATGTCCGCCGCTTCGGGGCTTCTACAAACCGGAAAAGATTTTCTGGGTAGAATCCCGAGGGTGGCTCAAAGAATTGGCGAGGGACTAGAAACCGCATCGGTAAGGGCTGCGAAAATAAAAGAGTCTTCGCCTGCAGCTAAACGCGCCATGGAGTCAAACTTAGACGAGAGGATAATAAATACGGTAATTGAAGCAGATGAGCCGACAGTCGGAGCTTATAGGCAAGTATTGGATTTGGCTGATAATCCGCCCAAAACGATTGGTGCAATAACTCAGCCGTCAAAGATCAGCGGTGACTTAGCCGTTAAGCAGTTCAGCTTTATAAGCAAAGAGAAGAAGCGAGTGGGGTCTGCAATAGGAGATTTAATTAAAGGCCTATCCAAGACAGAGAAGATAGACATGATGGATAGCTTTTTAGAGGTAAGAAAAGTTTTATCTGATCAAGGTATCGAGGTGGGAGCGAAAGGAAAGCTTAAATTTAAAGTTACTAATTTAAAGCCATCAGAAAGATCCGCTATTCAACAATTATTTGATATGGCATCGGAAGGAGGTAAAAATTTAAGTCCTTTAGATATCAAAAAGAAGGATCAATTATTCAGTAAACTGCAGAGAGAAGCCAGAATGGCAGATGTAGGAGAAATCATAATAGAAACACCTGAAGGAAGTAAGAGTATCTTTAGTGTATTTAGAGATATTTTTTCTAAAAAACTAGACGACATTTCGCCTGAAGTTAAAGCGTTAAATAAACAGTATCGTGATTTGGTCTTAATTACGGACGACATCGAGGACAGCATATTCAGAACGCCCAATTTCAATGTTACCAAGTCGGCAGACGGAGCTGAATTTGCAAAAGTAAATCTTCGCAGGATATTTGGCGAAGCTCAGAGTTCGCCTGTTTTTGAGGCAGTAGCTGATAAAATGGACGAATTGGCACGGCAGTTAGGTTACGCAGATGCTACACCTAAGCAAGTAGCAGCTTTTGCTCAAGAATTAAGAAAGTTGTACCCTGACACTATTCCTAAAACAGGTTTTTCTGGAGGAATAAGAGCTGGCATTCCCGAGTTAATTGAGTATGTATCTAAGGCAGGGGTGCCAAACGCAATAGATCAACGTAAAGCTTTGCGTGAATTACTGGACGAGTTGTTCCCAAAAGCTGAGGCAGTTGTGCCACAAACAACACCTCAGAGCCTCAAAACTGCCCCAGGTGAGGCGATAGCGCCCAAGGCTGGCAATCTTACCGCGGTGGAGGCCAAAGCGTCAGGACTGTCTTTTGACGAGTGGGTGAAGGGGCAGGGCGAGACTTTGTATCACGGAGGAGAAAACTTAAAAGAGGTTGGAAATATGCGTAGCAAGTGGGGCGCTTTCTATATGACAGAAAATCCAACCTATGCAAAATCTTATGGAGGAAAAAGTTCTACACTTAACGAGATTTCTCTTTCAAAAAATGCAAAGATTGCTGATTTGCGGAAACCAAGTAGAGATTTAATTAAACAAATAGATGAAATTATCTCTCCAAAAGAAACAGGTAAGACAATTATTATTACAAAACCAGACGGTACTAAATTGACTATATCGGAAAAGACAGGCGGTTTGTCAAATCCTGTTCATAGCTCTACTGATATTATTCAAGGAATAAAAGATGGTAAAGCATATTTTGCAGAAATGCCAGAAGTAAAAAAAGCACTAAAAAAACTTGGCTATGACGGAATGATTACACAAGAAAGCAAGTTTGGTGCTAATTACGGAGTATGGAATAAGAATGTAATCAAAACCCGCTCGCAACTAAAAGCAGAGTGGGACAAAGTAAAATAAACAAACAAAAAAGAGGCGGAACGAATCCGTTCTCTTTTTATTATTTACATCCGACCAATAAAAAAAGTAAAGAGCAAGAAAATCGATACTCCGAAACAGCATAGCACGAAAGCAGGCAGTGAATTTATAAACTTATTTAATGATTTTAACGATGAACAAATGTTATCTTGTGCTTTTTTGTTTTCCTTGATTGAGCGGTAGAGCCAAAATAGACCGCACCCAACCCAATAAATAAAAGCACCGCTAAGCCAGATAATATACGGTAGAGCGCAAACGAATAAGATAGCCAGAACGATTGTCCAGAACATAAGTTTGGTTGTTAGACTTTATTCAACTCGTCGAAATTCTCATAAACGTAAAGAATGGCGTGCCACAACAGCACAGTCGCAATCGCCACAACCGCCAACAGTATCGCTGTGGCTGGGATAACGCAGGCCAGCCAGACGGCTGTTTCCCAAATTGGAGGATAGTCTGATAGAAATTCCATATTACTTTAAGCCGTGTGTACCGGCTTGGTTGCATTTAACGCATTGATATTCCGCCCATTCGCTATTAAACATTCTCTTATATCCGCTGAACTGCTTAGCGGGCTGGATGTTGACCTTTCCGAATTGCGCCTCGAACGGCTCGCGCCAACCGGTGGAGTGCGGAATTACCCTGTCGGGGTGGTTGAGCAACAACTTCTTTCCGCACTTGCAGACAAGTACCAGCGTTCTCATATTTTAGCGGCTTGCTCCAGCCTGACGGTTAGCTTATCAGCCTCAACGTAGAGCTTATTCAAACCTTGGCTTTTCCACAAGTCATCTTCGCTGGTGAATACCGCCAGCATTTTGCGGAACTTTTTTATTTCCTGCAGTTTCTTGTAAAGCAGAAACCGAATGAATGATTTGGAGTTCATACGTATTCCAAGCTAACTCTCACGATTAAGAACGTTACCGCGATAGCGAATAGGATTGCCATAGAGATATTTGGTTAATAATTATTACGACTTTCGTTGGACGCGACTTCAAGTAAAGTTCTTATGGCTGATAACTTGTGTTCGTAGCTCTTCATTTTGGCTTTCAGTTCCATTAACTTCAAACCCTCATCGGTCAGTTCCCACGAACGCTCCACGGACGCGTCGCTTTTATGCTCCGGGCGGTGTGCTTTATAATACGCGGCGTGGACGCGCATGAGAGCGACCGCCTGCTCACCAGCCTTGGCGTAGTAATCGGCTATCTTCATTCGTTCTTCCGCCCAGTAGCGTGGGTCAAGTGAGTTGGTTTGTTCAATCATATTTTCTTTTTAAGTTTCCTCATTTTGGGGTGATTATTCCCTTGATATACTACAGTCAACTTAACTATGATGACCCCAACTATCTGTTTTTTTGTGACATTCTCTGCAAAGTGTAACGCCATTTCTTATATCAAAAGCCAATCCTGGATGTTCTTTAAATGATTTTATATGATGTGGATTAAGCTCAATTGTTTTTCCATATCCTTTTGAGTTCTTTATTCCACACTTCCTACAGGTAAAGTTGTCTCTAATAAAAACTGCTTCGCGCCACTTTATCCAAGATTTACTAGTTCTTATTCTTTTGTATTCAGGTGTCAATGGGTTGATTTTTCTTCTTCCAGTGTTAGCTTTCGAAATTTTTTCTATTGTTTCGTTAGATCTCTTTTTATCTTTCATCCATTTACCGTAACCATGGCTAATAGCTATCTGTTTCATTTTTTCTTTATATTCTGGATTATTAAAAAACGACTTATCGGCTAATTTGTATTGTTCTTTTGTTCTTAAGGCTTTGTGTCCTTTTTGGAAACCGCAGTGTATTGGCATTTTTATACCTTTATTCCACGGAACATTACCTTTTGCAAATAACATATTTTTTCATTTTCCTTAATTTAGGGTGCTTCCCTTGATACACTACTGTTATCTTAACATTTTCTTTTCCTGAATACAATGCTTCGAAAATTTTGAACTTTAATACCCAAACCTTAGTTATGGGATAACCTTTTGTTTCAACATATTCGATAGTGTCGTCATTGTGGAATATCACGAAGTCTATTCTGTACTGACAGACTACGTAACCATTAACAATGAGGTCTAAGTTTTGTTGAGTGGCATATCCCTTTATATCTTTTGCTTTCAGTCTAAGTTCTAGTTCTTGAGCATAACCTGATTCAAATTTGCTGTCATAGAGGTGGCCGTTAAACTCTTGTTTTTTAGCTGTAGTCCACTTGTTGCTAGTTGTATACATATTTTTATTTTCATAAATAAAGGAACACGCCGGGCGCGGCGATTCGCACCCAAACTGAAGTTATATTTGTTTTACGCCTGTTGCGATGAGTAACGCCAAATGCCTCAATTTTCAGGCGCGGTTTTTTAAAAAGTCAATCAATTCCAGCCACTCTTTCTCATAACGAACCTCGCCGAACTTCCTATGCCTGTCCAGTTCTTCACTGATTATCCTGATTGCCGTTTCCAGTTGACCCTCGTTGAACTCCTTGGCGTTATCGCGCACCCAGTCGCAAACGCAACCCACGCCATACGAGCCTGACCCGACCATGTACCGAATGGCGGAGAACGTAACCACCGCTTTATTGCAGTCCATGTAGTTTTCTCTGTTTAATTATCTTTTTATTCCTTCTGTTTATTTCCGCCTCGAGTAAAGCTATCTCGTCTTTACACGCTTTGCATATCACAATATCGCCTTCTTTGTATTGTGTTGTAATGCTTCCATTTGGTAACTCAACCATAACTTTATGGCAATATTGATGATACCGCCTAATCCACTTGAGAAGTTTTTTCCCCAATTCTTCATCTGATATTGTCATAAGCCTTGATTAACGCGATTCTCTTTGGTTGTGAATTTATCGCTTTTGTCAAACTCACGACAAACTTCTTCGATATCATCAAACATACATTCGCTCCAATCAGTCCCCTTGTCTCTGATTATGGCAATGTTTTCTGCAAGTTCTCGCAATATACACGCCAATTGTTGGCCTTTTTTCATATTTTTTATTTCCCTTGATTAACGCGGTTTTCTTTTGTAATGAATTTTTCACAGCAATCTTGGCAGACATCCAGATGGCTTGACACGGCAAAATCGCACATATCAAGTCCCGGTTTTTCGTGCATTAGCCGGTAAATGTAATAGTTTAGCTTCTTCATCTCCACCCCGCAAATATCGCAAAATGTTTTTTCCATATTATTTTTTACTTGTAAGACTCTGGCTTAAACATCTCCTGCAACTTGCGCTTGTACTCGGCAATGAGTTCTTCGTTGTTCTCGGGTGGAAAGACGTTGCCGATGGAGAGGAGATAATTGTCGCTTTTGCCATTTATCCAAATCGTAGAAGCGTGTTCTCCAGCGAGGTCAAGAAAAATATATTCTCTGTTCTTCTCAGGTTTCCACGGCTCTTCGACGGGTTTAAAATTAACTTTCAGCAATTCTTCTTCTGTGTATATCTCGGATACTGCTGTTTCAAAATCATCTTCCTCGCTAATAAAGAACACTTCACCGCACTGGCCGAGTATCTTGCGCTTACCTGCAGCGTTCTTGATTATCATTCCCGCTTTGAATTTTGACATATTATTCTCCTATTAAATTTAGTATCTTAGTTAAAAACTCTTTGCGCCGGGCGTAGAACTTCAATACGTCTTGCGCCGCGGAACTGGTCTTGATGGCCTTATCCATCTCGTCATTGCAGACTTGGATTTCTTTGTCTAAAAACTCTTGCTCTTCGGTCATACTATTCTCCTATTAAATTTAGTGCAAGTCAACTGAGGGAGTCGAACCCTCGTCAGCGTTCTCGATAATCATTCCCGCTTTGAATTTACTCATAAGATTTTATTTTAATTTATTTTCCAATTATTATTAGGTCAGGAATACCACTTTTCAATTGAATCAAACAACTCAGTTACCTCGCCATCGTTTATATAACCGATAAGCATATCATCAACTTCCTGATGGTCTCTGTCTGAATCAACGCCATTTCTTAGACGTATCACCTCCAAGTGTTTTTTTAATTCTGAAAGTGTCATAGGATTTTTTATTATTGAATTTTTCGACATGTTATAATTACAAATCTTTGTCTAATTGGGATATCGCTTTCAATCTCACTAATTTCTCCATAATTGACACCCTCTGTTTCATTAACTATTCTTTCGAGTTCATCCATAACAAATTGATGGCGTTCGTTTGAAATTTCTCCATTAAAGGTTGGCTTGTTAGAAAGTAACATTGCCTCATCTGGAATTTGAATTTCCGCGCTTCTAAATCCAGTTTCTCCACTTTGTGAAACTCTATCAAAAAATTCAATTTTCAATTTAATCATATTTTTTTATTCAATGTGGTGGTGCAAGGAATTGTTTGGACATTGTTGTTTGTTGGTAGGAGCCAGTTCTGTAGAGTAAAGTTATTTTGCAGGCTGTTGAGGAATCGAGTTAATTTCCTCTCCCCCGGCCTCCAAGTTTGCGGCATGAAGGTGGGCTAGTCAAGTATAATGAGCATTACGACACCAACAGACAAAGAACCCACTAGAGCGATCGGGATTATTAACCAAAGCGGTACGTTATACGCAAGCATGCTGCCAGTGGTTACTGCCGAGAACGCGGCACAAACCAGTGAGGGGATATGTGTTTTAAGTTTCATAAATTTAATCAGGCGGTTTTGGCCTGCTCCGCCAACAGGTCTGGATTTTAACCGTTACCGGAATCGTAACCGTCACCGGAACCGTCACCGTCACCGGAACCGTCACCGTCACCGTCACCGTAACCGTAACCGGAACCGTCACCGTAACCGTCACCGTAACCGTCATCGTCCCCGTAACCGTAACCGTCACCGGAACCGTCACCGTAACCGTCACCGTAACCGGAACCGGAACCGGTTCCGGCACCGTAACCGTAACCGGAACCGTCACCGTCACCGTCACCGTAACCGTAACCGTCACCGGAACCGGAACCGGAACCGTCATTTATTCTTTCCATATTTTTACGGCGTTAATTGAGTCTTGAGCTTTTTTTGTTACATCCAAAATTTCAATAATCTGCGTCAATTCGATTGCGTCCACTTCGCACGGAAATTTACATTCTGTCGGTTTCGAAGTTCCTTCCATTGCCAATTGAGACAGACTGGCCGCTCCAGCCCAATACCACAATCTGCGAGCCTTCAGTAAAACTCCTTCTAGGCCGTTCCTACTCTTTAAATATCCAGCAAAAACGCCTGCCGAATAAGTTCTTGCTATTACATATTTCAAACCTTCAAACTTCTCCGCAACTGAACTCTTGGGAACATACTCAATTCCATTGACTGTTAGTTCTTCATTCATACTTTTTTATATTATTTAGTTATTTCAAAAGCATTCTTTCGTTATATTGTTCTTGCGTTAATTCTGCATAGCTAACGCTTTTTAGGCCTGCCATTAGTTCTCCCGATTCCATTTTGCTGATTTCTTCTAAGACTTTTTTGTTTTCTTCTATCTTTTCTTCTGATTCTTTTATTTCTTGAATTTTTTTCTTTTTTGCCTTACCCAATTCAAGATTAAATTCTTCTTGTGTGGCGGGGAAAATAGTAAAGTCTTTTTCTCCTCTAATAATTTTATAATCCACTTCCAAGGAGTTCCATGAATATCTGTATTCTACTGCCTCAATTACCGTTTTTTCTCCGTCATTATGGACTTTTTTGACAATTCCGTAATAAACCCTATCATCATAAGATTCGTCAAATCTTTTATACAGATCGCCAGCAGAGATAGATGTTATTCGCACTACATTCGCACTTGCTTGAATTGCTTGTTTTGTTTGCATACTGTTTTATGTTAGTTAGTTAAGTTCTTACTCCTCAATAATAATACCTAAGGTTTTTAACAACTCCGCTTTTTGCGCAATTTTAATTTTGGCTCTGCACAGGTCGGCTCTGCACAGGTTGGCTCCGCTTTGATTGTGATTTTCATATGTTTAGTACAGTTAAAGTTTTTTTAGCCCCTGATATGACAGGGGCGTGTGAGGATTAAATAACGTCAAGCGTCCAGTACCCGGCGCACTCGCCATAGAGCAAGTCCAGTCGGGCTTGCATTGTGAGCAACAGCCACGCCTGCCACGATAACTTGATAGCCATGTTACGCCTCCTTTTCTTTCAAGAGTTCATCAACCACTTCCGTCTTAAACTCATCACCGTGCTTTTTCAGTAACCAGCCAAGAAAGACGCTTTGACCGTCAGTTGTTAGTATCCCATCTCCATTGGTTATCTCCGCTTTGCGGAAAGATTTTTCAGGCTCTTTTAAAAACACTTGCACGAACTTTTCTTTGAGATTCATAAAGTTGATATTAGAGTTAATTAGTTCTAAAACACCATTCTTGCTACTTGCACTAACTTCACCACTAGAATTAATTTCACATATCCAACATTTTTTAGACCCGTGTTCTTTGCATTGAAGGCCATTGAAATTCCACTCATTTGATTCAAGGTACAAACAATCATCATGAATGCACCCAGCCACACCCTCTTTGCCATTATCACTATCTCCGGGAATATTAAGTCTCACTTTGTCGCCTACTTTAAATTCATTTAGTTTTGGCATATTATTGAAAATAATTCTCCACCTCACGCCTCATGTCTTCGTATTCGCCCTTGCCTGCAATGACCAGTAAGTCGTATCTTATTCTCTGGGCGAAAAATCTTAAAGCGTGTTCCAGAACGTATTCTTCTTGCGGACTAAGCGCGGTTTCTTCTTTTGTTATTTTGATTGTTTCTGAAATTAAATCGTTGGTCATATTATTATACCGCCCCACCCCGTCTCCGCACCGGTGGACTGATTGTGCAGTCGCATAAAAGTTGCGAAAACGGGAAAGGGGCAGTTAAAACTTCGTTTAGAAGGGAATTCCTGCCACCGTGACCGATTCCTCAGGTAACGGCTCTTCCGTTCGTCCTGGGGCATTGTAGGGGCTCACAGGGGCATTGTGGCTGGCTTCACCAAACGGGTCGCCTCCCACAAACAGCTGTTCCAAGTCAACGTTCATGCTGTCTCTCGCTTCCGCCACTACAGTGTCAAGCGGTTTCGGGGGTTTCGGAATGACGTGGTACTTTGTTTCCATTTTCTCGCCCTCACGTGTTATCTCGATGTCATAACCTTTCGGGTCGCCCCAATCCTCGCTCTTGTAGAGTTCTAGAATGGCCTGCTGAATGGTCTTCTGCGTTATCTCCATGACTTTGACGGATTGCGCGGCATAATCCCACACTGCGAACGCCCAGAAATGTTTTGACGGACGCTCGGGGTCAATTGCAGGTTGCCATTCTCGAGTACGGATAGGCTTTCGCTTGCCGTCTTTTTCCTGCCAGTCCACCCAGCCTTGAATAGAGTTCGACAGGATTCGGAACTTAGTCTTGCCCTGCTCAATCTTCAAATACTTGCTCTCGGTCGCGGGTGGCTCATAAGTACTTGGGAGGAATGTGTTTTCCATATTATTTTTTGTGCCGTGCGCCTAATTGGCGACTATTGGCTTAATTATTGGTTTTATTCTTGATGTAACAATTCTTGCAGTACGCTCCATACTTGCCCAATATAGCAGGCTCGCCACACACAGGACACTTGTCACCTAGTGCTATCGGCATGTACTTTTGAACTATCTCGCATGCAGGGCAGTAGAAGAACGCCCGATAGCCTTTGCCGTTAAGCACTCCTCCGTTGTGGAATACCTTTTCCGTTCCGCAATGTTGGCATAGTATTTTTTGGTCATCCATATGGTTATTCGTTATCAGGCATGCAATTCTCACAAACAAATTCTCCTTCGTCGTTCCCGTAACAGACAGTTCCTGCTGGCAGGTGGCGGCCGCACACCTCGCACTCGGCGTAATTGCTATTGGACTGCGACCGTTGCCAATCGCTATGGGTGGACATATTATTTATCCGCTCCTTCCTCGTAAAGCACATCGGAAGCGTTATCGTCATCGTACCTGTCCCACTCTTGCTTCGTGCCGATGTACTCCTGCTCACCCTCGGAATTCTTCCCGCAAGGAACTAATCCGCACCGTCTCGCTACGCCATCTCGTATTGCCAGGTCTTCAAGCTCCGCCAGCTCGTTCTTCCAATCGCCGCCAAACAACGAGCTTGGACTGTCGCCAACTAAGGCGATGTACTCTTTCTTTGTCATATTGTTACTGTCCTTAGGGCAACGGGAGAGGAGGCTAATCAACTAACCGCCGACTCCCCTGCCACCCAAAGGATTGATTATTGATATTGCTTAATCTCTTAATCCGCCAGACATGTGGAGCGCACCCTGCTAGGAGTTATTCCACATATCTGGCTCATTCAGAGATTAAGCTTACCGCTCTTTCCTGTCTTCCGCCTGCTATCATTGCGGTGTGGCGGTTGCGATAGGAGTAGAGCAGTGATTTTTTTAAAGGTTGCACCACATCATGTCCACGTCCTTATTCTCCAGCTTCACCAGCTCCTGTACGCTCCGCCCGGTCTTCAAGCTGATTGCGTATATTCGGTTCTTGCGCCGTCTTGCCGTTACTGACTTCTGGGCAAGCCGTATCATGTCTTTTTGCGTCATCATATAAATTGGTTATCTCCTACAACCAGTATAGCACGTTCAACGGATATTGCAAGAGGTTTTTGTGGATAAGTCTGTTTTAAGACTAAAGTTACAAGTTTAATAGTTCCTCGCACTTAGCTTTCAACGCTTTCAAAAAGTTCAGGCGTTCGGGCGTTTTTGTTTCGTCTATCTGATTGATTATCTTATCCAGAGCATTGCTCAATGACTTCTCTTCGGGTGTTATTGGTCTCATATTTTTTCGTAGCCGTTAATGGCAGGAATCCACGCGCCGTCCGCCCACTTATCGAACACAGTTCGGGCTGTACAGCCTTGTCGCAGTTCCACCCACATCGCGGAAAGTTCCATGAACAGTTGCTCGGATATTTTACCGGCCTGCAATCCTTGCTCTTCGAACCGCTTGCGGAACTCGACCGTGTCGAGAGTTTTTATTTTTTCTATCGCTTCGATTGTGATTTTCATAGATTAAAATTTTATATTATTTAGAAGTTCTCCGATTATTATATCCTCTGATTTTGTAGAAGTTCCAAATTTCCAAGCATACTTTTCGTCTTCATAATCTCCTTTGTCGGCGTTCCATATCGCTTTATATGTCCCTTCTCCGTTTGGATTGCGAACTTTGGGAATCATAAAGTGAGTAATAAATTTCTTTTCAATTATTCTGTCGCCCAACTGCTCCGTTGCGTTTGCTTTGTCCGAGGAACGTTCACGCCATAAGTTGATAACATAGTTTGCATTTTGCGGAATTGCCACGGAGTCTTTGAAGCTATCAATACCCGGCTTTTTCCCCTCCAACTTTTTGTAATGTACAATCAATATCATCGAAGCCCCGGTTTTATTAAGCAATGTTTTTAACCTAACCATTATTTTTTCCACATAATCCGCTTTGCTGTCTTCTTTGGACGACATATCAAAGTAATGCAAATGGTCAACCAGAAATAATTTTATCCCTTTGCTTATCTGGTCGTAAACCAAAGTTTCCAGTAAGTCTATACTCATCATCTCGTTTACTTTGGCGAAAAATATATTGTCGTTTTTCAAGCTGGCTCTAGCTTCCTCCAAATACCTGGGATATTGAATATCTCGTATCTCGTTCAATCTAAAATCGTTCCACCAGTATCCCTTAGAGCCTGCTTCGTAATTCTTTTTTATTTTATTCACTTCGTAAAATAAAGCCTTAATGCCGTAATCGGGCAATCTATCTTCCAGAGCATAAATCCCGCATTTAACCTTTTTGCTGGCTTTGTAAATGATGTTAGTGGCCAATGCTGTTTTACCCGTCCCCGATTCTCCACCTAGCACTACCAGTTCTGACGGGAAAATTCCAACCAGTTTATCATCAAGCCAACTGTATCCGAACGAGATAACTTGATTCGCGTTCGTTGCAACAAGCTCTTTATAACCCATTTCTACAATATCACTCATTGTTACGAACTCCACTCCGTCTTTTTTTATTGCTGAAATAGTTTTCGTTTCTTGCTGTACCAGTTTCTGATAATTCAAACCATATTCTCGACAAATCCATTTATACGCATCGCTATAAGTAATATTCAGTATTTCCGCTATTGCCGTAATTCTGTTGCCTTTGAATGGTTCATGCGAAGACGAAGCCAAA